AGGGAGGGACTCACCTTTGACAGTAAGGGGAAGGTCATAGTTTGGGAGGTTTATTACAGATGCGAAGAGAGTGGCGAGTGGAGGATCTGCACCTTTAGCCCAACCCAGCCGGATCTGGATCTCAGGCCGGTAATGAAGATCCCTTACAATCACGGCAAGCCCCCCTTTGTAGCCTTCCCTTACGAGGTTAAGGATCCGGGTTATTACAGCAGCCGAGGGGTGGTGGAGCAAGTTGCAGTATTTGAGAGCGAGCTGTGCAAGCTGCTTAACTCCAAGAATGACTGTATGACGATGTATAATCGTCCGCTCTACCGTACAGCCAGAGAGATCCCAAATGCCGGCAACTTGAGAATTACACCGGGGCAGATTTTACCCTACGACATTCAGCCGGTTCCACAGCAAGCTCCCCCCATCAGTTTCGATACCCAGATGAATCTGATGAGGGAGATAGCCCAGCAGAGGATCTCTACGCCAGACTTTGGTCTGAACCAAACGCTGGCCTACCCGGAACGCAGAACGGCAACAGAGGTGCAAGCCGTCAGCAGCCTATACGAGCAGAGCACAGATCTGCGTATGAGGATCTTTCGGATCGGCTTGGGCAAGTTGTACCGGATGAGTTGGAGTCTGTTGCAGCAGTACGACAAGACAGATCTAAACTATTGGTATCTGGATACAGCTCAGCAAGTTCCTCAAGCGGCTCTAGGCCAAGACTACTCGATTATGCCGAGCGGATCCGCTGACGGTGTGAACAAGCAGTACCTATTCCAGAAGGCTGCGATGAGGCTGGAGATGTTCAACGGAGATGCCTTCATCAATCAAGCACAGCTCCGTAAGAGTGTGCTGGAGGCTGATGATGCCACTCTGGTCAAGAGACTCTTCCAAGAGCCGGACATAGCAGCCTCCGGTCAAGCAGAGGATCAAGCTGATGAGATCACAATTTTAAGGCTGGGCTTCCCGGCTGTTGTAAAGCCGGCAGACGATGACTTGGTTCACATCGAGACGGTGATGAAATACATCGAGATGCGAGCCGGTGAAGGGGCAGCTCCCCAGCCGATAGAGGGGCAAATGCTTCAGCAGCATTTGGCCCAACACGTTATGCAGTTGAAGGAGAAGGATCCGAAAGCCGGCAGCGCAATCGAGAAGGATCTAAATGCCTTCTTTGAGCAAGCAGCCCAAGCAGCTAACGAGCAAGCAACAGAATCAAATGGTGAGGCGATTCCTACAGAAATGGCGAACGCTGCGAGCGTTCAATCGGAGCAACGGATACCCCAACCCGCCGGAATGGTCTGATGCAGATACGGAAGCACTCCGCATTTTCTTCAGCTCAACAACGGGCCGGAAATTAAATAGTTCTCTTTTGAGTTTGCACTTACACCAGTTGGAGAAACTAATCTCATCCAGCGGAAGCAATCTGGCTTTTGATGCCGGTTGGGCCGCTGGATTTAAGGGAGCACTCGCTTCAATCGACGGGCTTATGGTTCGACAACCGGAAAAGGTTCCGGAAGTCAACGGAGCAACCGATGATTTGGAGTGGTTAACGAGCTCCAGCAGAATCTAATTTATGTCTGAAACCGGAACAGTAAGAGCTGGCGAGGTGGAAATCAGTCGTGAACAGCTAATCGGGCAGATGGCCGTCCTAGACGGTGAAGCCCCCGCGACCGAGACTGCGAGCACCAAAACCTCCGATAACGCAGCGGAGGAACCCGTACAGCAGATTGATACGATTAAGGACAAACCCAAGGAGGACACTAAGGAGCCCGTAAAGGATGCCGAGGAGTCTGCCGAGGAAAAACCAAAGTCGAAGTATAACCGAGCAAAGAAGAGCCAAGAGCGAGCCAACAAAAGTTGGAACGATGTAAACGCAGAAAAGGAAAGGGTTAAAGCTGAAAAGGAGGATCTGGTGAAACAGAAAGCCGAATTTGAAGCCCAGAAAACCGATGCGTTTAGTAAGATCCAGCAACAGAAAGATGCGGCACAATTCACTCCGGAAGATTACGAGCAGATAGCTCAAGAATATTTGGACGAAGGTGAAACGGATCTTGCAAGGGCAGCAAACGCAAAGGCTCAGACAGCGCGGGAGACTATCGAGCAGCAGAAAGTCCTCACAGCGCAGAGGACAGTAATGGAGCAGTGGGAGGCTAATTTGAGCCAGAACGTGAAGGATAATCCGGATCTAAGGGATCAAGACTCCAAGCTCTACAAATATGTTTCTGAACTGCTGGATAGAAAGAAGATTTTGGCAACCTACCCGGAAGGCATCAGCGATGCAGTGGAAGCTGCAAAGGCGTTTATTAAGGCGAACCGAGTGGACGAATTGGAAACGGAAAACTCCAAGCTCCAGAAGGAGCTGAGCGAGTTGAACGAGAAAACACAACTGAACGGGAGCACCGTTGATCAATCGGGAAGATTTGAATCTTTCGATAGTCTGGAATCAGATAAGCAGCGTAATGAACTGCTGAAAATGGTGAAGGATGCGGATCAGCGGGGCTTGGTGCTCACAAACTAAATGAATAAGGACTAAAATATTATGGCGGGAATTACGGACACTAGTAGTGTTGGCATTACCAACTCACTACAGATTTATTTCAGTAAACAACTTCTGCATCAGATTACGCAGAATCTAGTTCTGGATCAGTTTGCCAAGCGGCAAGCGTTACCAGAAAAGGCGGGGAAAAGCTCAGTTAGGTTTTTCCGTTATGTGGAGCCGAATACAACGGACATTAAGTCACTCACTGAAGGCGATGGCCCAGTTGGTGGCGCACTTTGGGCCAAGGGAGATTACAAGGAGCTTACGCTTGAGTATGTCGATTGTACGCTCGCTCAAGTAGGACAAGTGATCGGAATTTCTGATCTGTTGACCGCGCAAGAGCTCTTCAATCACTTGGAGCAAGCCACGACCGTAAACGGTCAGGACGCTGCGCTTCAACTGGACACAAAGATCCTTCACGAATTGGCAGACGTTCCGGGTGGAGCCACTACGACCGACAAGATCGTCCGGTATGCCGGTGCTGCTGCGTATTACGCTGCAACGCCTACCTCTGCTCAAGTGATGAGCGGTCTGGAGTTGCTGGATACAGCTACGGCTCTGAAGGTCAACAACGCACCGACTACGAGCGGCTACTACACGGCAGTCGCAGATCCTCGCGTGTTGCGTGATCTCCAGAATGATTCCGATTGGATCAGCTCACGGCACTACGGTGATCCGGATGCGATCTTTAAGGGTGAAGTTGGTAAATACGCCGGAATCCGGTGTATCGAAACCACAAACTCCTTCCGCACTGTCTTTGGCGGTGGAGCAAATCAGTGGACAGCTAACGCTGCCGGTACGGTCTACAGCACGATGGTGTTTGGCGATCAAGCCTATGGCGTTGTTGATCTGGCATCACAATCCCCTTACGGGCCGAAGATGCAGATTGCTCAAGGGCCGGACAAGACGGATCCGTTGGCACAGCTCACCACTATCGGCTTCAAGACTTACTACGGGCAGAAGATGCTTCAACCGAAGTTTATTGCTCAAGTCTATAGCGGCACGAACTACAGCTAATTAACCGCTGGGAGGGGTTAACCCCCCTCCCGGCTTATTAAATAATATGCCTACAGTATCAATACCAATGGCCTCGATTACGATGGCCAGCGAGGACGGGGAGATGATCTCACCGTCTGAAGGTGATGCAGTCTCCTTCACTATAGAGGGAACTGTTGAAGGGATGGACGGCGATATGGCCAACATTGCAATGGAAACCGTCAACGGCCAGCCGGCTTATCCGGAGGAGGAAATTGTTGAGGAGGAAATTATGGAAGGCCCAAGCCGTGACGAACTAATGGCTGAAATGGTCGAAATCGACGCAAACGGAGGAATATAAAATTATGGCAAAAACACTAATTGGAAACGCATTAGCTGGAAGGCAGTTTAAGACTGACGGAAGCAACAGCAACGAGAAGCCGATAGAAATATCGGCAGCTCACGGTAACGGGGTTACAGCCGGCAGCGCAACGGAGTTTCTTAAACTAACGGGAACCTCTGGAGCCGGTGAAAGCGGGGAGTTCAATATTACCACGGCAGATGTGACCGACAACACAAATGCCGGCGGAATCTTGGTGGATGTAAATGGGACGCAGAGGTATATCCCAATTTACGCTATCACTCCGTAATGCCTTTATTGGATTACAAGAATAACGAGACGGGAGAGGTCAAAGAGTTTTTGGCCTCTCCTAGCCTCGACAATTTTACGGATGGGGAGGGAAATTGGAGCAAGCTCGACGTTCCTACCTCATTCAGTTTCGGGGGGCAAGTCACTCCCTACACTCCAAAGGAACAAGTCAAGGGAGCACTACGCTCTGCCGAGATGAATCCGAAAGGGTGGAGAAGCCGCTACACCAAGGGGCAGATGAAAAAGGTTTGGGAACTGTAAGAAAGAGAAATTATGGCAGCAAAAAGACAAGGGTATAAATCACGGCAAGACGAATCTCTCGGTGCAAGGCGCGGAGCGCGGAAGAGTCTGAAAAATAATGTTTCAAAAGCTGGCCGTAGGGCTATGGGATCCGGCCCACGCAAGGCAGCCGGTGGAAAAAAGTTTGGGCTCACACCTAAACGAGCAGCGAGGTAATTATGAGTACCCAAAATGATGTGCTCCACAACTTTGGAGGAACAACGAACAACGTCTTGACGTTGACACTTGCTAATACCGCATATGCGCTTTCAACAACAGAAATGGCCCCAGCGTTTTGTATGGTTCAGAATATTGGAACTTCCCCCGTTTATGTTCGTTTAACGAGCAATCCGATTGGGGCCGCAGCAAGCACCTCAAACTACACGTTGATTCTGGCGGCGGGAACCACAGCAGCAGACGGTCAAGGCGGCACATTAAATTTAGCCGGTTACACTGAGGAGCTGTCATTTCTTTCCAGTACAGCCGGCGCGAAGGTAAACATTTCGTATTCAGGCCGCCAAGGAGATTAAACAATGGGAATAGTCAATTACGCATACAACCGTTCGACAAGCGGCGGCGAGATAATCCGAGAACTAGTAAACGCCAGCGATGGCCAAGGATTGCACTTCGCAAATGGTGCAGCACTTCTACTCGCCTATGCGAGCGGCGGTGTATTCGGCACGGCGGATTTCTCGATTGAGTTTATTCTGGATCAAGACTCTGATAATTCATCCGACAACGAGATTTATACAAGCCAGATCAGCGGGAGCAATGTTCTAAAAGTAACCAACTCGATTAGTTCTAATGTTGTCCGAATTAGTTTTGATTCGACCAACTATGATATCGCCTACGATATGTCCGGCGATTATGGGACTCCCACGCATTATGTTCTAACGTGCGATCGGAGCGCATTAGCCACATTATATAAGAATGGCAACTCAGTCGGAACGATTAACATCAGCGGATCGAGTGCGGTTAATTTAGGTAACGGCAACACGGCAAACGGTTATCTTGGGGGAGCATCAGGCTACGGGGTTATCGGCACATATTATCGCTGGCGAACGTGGAAAAAACTACTGTCAGCGGCGGAGGTTACAGCTTGCTACGAGAATGCTTCAGTCCCAATCACAGATCAGTGGAGTAACTGCGTAACGGATCTTGATTTGGCGTTTGCCAACCCGGAGAGATCGCTCGCAGTTCGATCTAAATCGGGTGTAGGAAACGCCACCGCATCAGCCGGATGTTTTCAGTTGAATCCGATTGAGCAGTTGAATAGTAAATCTGGTCGAATAGGAACGACTGTGGCGACACCGGAAGATGGTGAGTTGTTGGTGGGTGGGAAAGTGGGGGTTGGCATTGCGCCAGCGACAAATCAAAAATTGCAAGTAAACGTTGCCAGCGGCGTTAATTTGTCAGTAAGTCACCACGGGCTTACTAGCGCAGTTCGACTAAACGCCATCACCGATGATTCTGGCTTAAATGTGCCGCTGGAACTTACTGCCACTTCATACAACTTTATTGGCGGCCTCTCGACATTCCCGGCGGGGATTGCTGTAACAACCGGCGGCATACAGTTTCCAGCTACGCAATCTGCCAGCGCAGACGCAAATAACCTCGACGATTATGAGGAGGGCGTATTTACCCCAACAATATCAGCGTCATCCGGTGCAATAACAACCTCAAGTGCGAGCGGAACATATACAAGAGTCGGGCGAATGGTTAACGCAACCTATGATATAATTATAACCACTAACGGTACTGGTGCTGGCACGCTTAACGCAACGTTACCTTTTGCCGGAGTCGCAGCAACTAGCTACGCAACCGGAAGAGAGACGGTTGCCTTGGGATTCGCTTTAACTGGAACGGTTGGCGCGACCACCGTCGATTGGGTGAAAACGTCTAACGACACATATCCGGCGGCTGATGGGTATAGACTGAAAGGTTCCGCAGTATATCAAGCTGCATAACAATTTTCACAATGGAAACTTGTGACGGAGTAAAAAAACATTATGGCATTAGAAAAGAAAACCTCGTTTGATTACGAGATAAGAGGCGAGTTTAAGCACATCCAAGAGCGCACCAAAACGAGTGTGATGGAGGATGGTGAAGAACTTTCTTACGCATACAGTCGGCGCGTCTTATCGCCCGATGCAGATGTGTCCGCTGAATCGGACGAGGTGAAAGCGTTGGCGGCGGCAGTCTGGACTGATGAAGTCAAAGCGGCATACGCAGCCGACCAAGCGGCACAAGCAGCAGCGGCAGAACCAGCGGAAGAACCGGCAGCGGAATAACGAGGTGATGAGTGGGAAACGACACGGCAGATCTCATCACAAGCCTTGGTTTTCCAGTGGTCGCAGCATTGGCCGCTGCCGGATTTGGCTACAAGATCGTTTTCTATGTCCTCCGCAATCTGAGTGGCGAGATCAAAGAACTTTATACGATAATCGTTAAGCTGATTGACCGACTAAATGGCCACGACCGGGAGACAAATAAACTTGCAAAGGAAATCGCTCAACTTCGTTGTGAAGTCGCCTCGCTCTACAAGTGTATGGGGGTCAATACTCGAAAGCCAAACGGAAAGCAGAGGGCAGAGGACTAAGAGGCTTCTTACGGTTATAGGTTTATCGGCGTTGGCTATTGGGATTGGATCCGGATGCTACTCGATGAAGAACGTGAGGGAGATCTCTCTTGGTTTTGGGGGGTTGGATGCAGAATTTTATGAGCCAAAGGCAACAGAGTGAACTGGGTGGACGATTGCAAGGTAATCGCGGCATCAGTGGCCGGCTTGGGCAATTGGATGCTTCAAGTCGATCTACTGTTGAAGGTGATGATCAGCTTGGTGAGTCTTTTGTATGTGTCAAAGAAGTGTTTAGATCTGTATAGGAAATGAAAAAGACGATTATACTAATCGGGGCGTTGTTGCTG